CCATGCCACAACCTTTCCGTTTAATTTCTTGTCTATCCTTCCGTAGCTGCATAGAACCTGCTTAACATATCTTCTTCCTTTTAAAGTTTCGTATGTTACAAGGATTATAGTGTGAACATTTTTTAATCTGGCATCAGGAATATAATTATCATTAACATAATTCGCTGGTATCCATTCCATTTTTGCACCCCCAGTTCATAATTTGCGTCCATTCCAATGTCTCGGAAATTCAGCAAATTTAGGATTCTCGATAAGTCTAATATACGTTTTGTCTGACATAACCATTACCATTTTTGTAATCTTTGGAGCATAGAAGCTATATTTTTCTTCACATTCTACGTATATCAGATTTCTCTCATTGCACCAATCTTCAAGCTTCTTTTTGTCAAATTGATACGGTTGATTTACAAGTACAATTCTTTTCGTTCCTTTGGTCTTGAATATCATGCAATGGTCTCTATCTGGAAAATTTTCACCATATTCTCCATGATAAAAGTTTGAAGTATTGTTATACGTTTTTTCCCCAAACAACAACCTTTCATAACTTCCAATTGGATATCCACCATACGACATCAAGTCGAAACCAAAATAGCCGATAAAATGATGGAAATTTGCCATTCTTAAAATATTTCCGTTATCTCCCTTTGGGAGGCAAAAAGGATATTTAATTTTATCCCATTTCATTTCTTTCTCCTTTCAAAACGGGCATAAATTCAAATCAACTTCTAGTCCTGGTCTTGCGATCTGCACCAGAACATCATCCCCCGCAACGCCCTGTATCTCTTTCTGCATCACTTCCAGATTTCCCCATCCCTCTGACAGGTGGCACAGCGTTATGGTTCTGAGCGAAGCGGTCTTGTTCACTCGGATAATCTCTTTTACAGTAGATAAGCTGCTATGTCCCCGGATTGAGTGTTCAAACTTGAATGAATCCTGCTCCGGCGATTCGTCAAGATGATTACATTCTATAAGGAAGTGATTTATTCTCATGTTCTTGAATGTGAACGGCAAATATGAGAAGTCTGTCGCATATATTATCCGTCCGCATTCTTCGTGAGATATCATGTATGCAAAGTTTGGTGTCTTGTCATGTGGAACGTAGAAAGGTGTTACCCGGAACGAACCTATGTCCTTTGATTTCTTTTCTGGTAAGCCAATCATCAGCTCACCAGAAATTGTGTTTACACTCTTAACTGTCTCGTCATTGGTGTAAATCTGAATACCGGACTGCATTAGATTCTGAAACGATTTCAGGTGATCTCCGTGTCCATGTGTCAGTAGACATCCCGAAACATCCGATATCCTATAAGAAATTCCTTTCAGGATTTCCGAGTATCTGCATCCACAATCCAAAAGTAAAATTTCGCCAGATTCGGATTTAAGTGCGTAGCAGTTTCCCGGCTGACTTCCTGTATTTATTACTCGCATGAACATTTTGAATCACCTCACTTTCCTTATTTGCTGTCATCTGGAAATCTGAATATCCCATCACCCATGCCTACAAATCTTCTATCAAGCATATCAAGCGCATTCTGCAACTTATCCTGTGTCGAGTACATTGCCATCACATACGGACTCTGCTGTATTCCCCCGGCAAATACCGCCTGTATGTAGTTATCTGAAACAAGTAACGCTGTCATTTCATACGGGAGATTTATCTTTCCATCCTGAGATATAATCCTCATAGTTTTCACCTCGTTTTTCGAAAA